ACCAATAGCCAACACTGCTAGTTTTTTACCAGTAATGTGATCAAAAGGCAGTGTTACTGTTGTCTTTTTCGTTGAAGATGAATAAGATCTATTTGGATTGATATTAAACATATCCAAACATACGTCTGTTTTTTCACCAGTAGGCAGTGTCAGGTACCCTGATTCACTAGCTTGTGTCAGGTCGTACGATGTCAGATATACGTTACTACCAGAACTAGTCACGGCATAGTAGGTAGTCTTGTCAAAGAACTGCAACCGCAGGTCTCCAGTCAACTTCCACTTGTACCAGGTTTGTACTCGGTTCTCGCCTTGAATAAAAAACCGGTGTTGATAAACAGTATCACTACCAGCCTTACCAAGTGAGATAATAGACATGGCCGGTGAAGATACCATTGTGTCAATATCACTGGGCACATATTCAGGTATGTTTTGTGTAGCTTCGTCAATCGATGCAGCAGCTTCTTTCTGAATGTTAAGCATAACAAACAGTTTACTGTATAGATTAGATTTACTAATGAATGCTTGTGCTGTACCAACAGCTACGGCATCTACAGAAGAATCACATTCAAACGTACTGATAGTGTTAATTTTAGTTGTAGTTGGGCTCAGGATGTCAGCATCTGTAGATAAGATAAACTGTTCATTCGGACCAAACACAAGCAAACCGACACTAGTAGACAGCGTGTAGTTCAATGAAACAGGACGAACAGAAGTGGCTTGAAGGTCAATAGGGTCGTCAGCTGCAACTACCTGAGAACTGTTAGCAAAGAAGTTAAAGTAATCACCAGCACGGCTCATGATCACAGCTTCATTAGATAACAAACCGAGACGGTTACGGTAGAAGAACATATTGTTAATCTTCTTACCAATAAAACTAGGGATAGGATTAGTATCATTATCACCTACTAAACGGTTGGTGTAATCAACAGGCTCATACTTGAAGACACCGTTAGCTTGACGTACGAGCTGGTGAGGCATAGTTGTCTCATCAATCTCAAATTTAAGACTAGGACCAATCGTTTCTTCCCATACACCAGGACCTCGTGCAGCACTGTTGCTAGTTTTAAATTCTACATATACATCGTCAGCATTTACGTCGTCACTGTTTGTGACTCTAACAATATATCCGTTTTCACATTGATTAGGTAGACGTGATGCTAAGTTAATCTGGTCTTGAAAAGCAAAGAGACCTTCTTCAGAAGACGAACCAGCTGTAGATATTGTAAAAGAGCTGGTTCCACTGATGTAAATACCAGGACCTACTTGGGTTGCAGTGATACCAGACATACCGTTAATATCGGTTGTCAATGCAGCAGCAATGCTACTAGCATCAGTTGTATTTCCTGTTACTGTTTGAGGTGTAGTGTGAGTATGTGTGGTGCTGTTAACTGTAACTTTGTAGTCAGCATTATACGCAACAGTACGGATAACTACAAAGGCTTCGTTTGCTTGAGCAGCAGATGTGGTCGACTTCATAGCTGTAGTCTTGTTTTTATTCAAGACAAACGTAAAGTCGTTAATTGTAAGAATCTCAATATCCTCAGGATTAGCATCCTTTAAATATGCACTGGAAGGAATGTTACTAGAACCGATTGCACAATCAGATACTTCACTATCGTAGTCACCTTTTTCAGTAGACTCGTTTGTCACCGCTGTGTTGAAAGCAGTCTGAGCTGTGTTCATATTGGTCGTTGCTGTAGTCAACTGACCAGAGGTATGCGTAGCAGCTACATCTTTTTCTACTTCATACACACGGTAACCATCTCTTTTAAACCAAGGATAGTCATCTGTACGTTCGTTACCTAAAGAATAACCTGAAGGCATTGAAGCACCTTTAGCAATAGACCCAGCGTTAGTGCCAGCATCTTTGATAATACGTTGACCGTTGTCAATACGCTCAAGTACACCAGACTTTAAAGTTTCTTCATAGTAACCATTTTTATATGTAACATCAACATCAAACAAACTTACCTTAGTAGCAGTTTGACCGTCATTAGCTTTTTGAAAAGTAGCCTGTGCTGTGTGAAGATCAGACAACTCTGTATCAGTAGTAGACTGAGCTGTGTTATATGTATCTAGATTACTCTTAAGATCAGTAACATTACAGGCACCAGGTTGTCCAGTAGCAGCAGTGGTACCCATGTCCACAGCACGAGGTTTACCATCAATTAAACTCCAGATACGAAACAGTCCATCAGTGTTATCGTACTGACAAACGTATTTTTCATTTTCATCCCGAAGGATTGGAAACCAACGTCCACGTGCTTCGGCATTGTAAAGTTCTGATTCAAATTTACCACCTGGCCGCTTGAGCAGTCCGAGTGCATAATCAGGAAAGACGTTAGAAGCTTCTCTAACTTGACCCGGAAACTTAAGTTTATCAGGTTGTTGGGATACACCCAGAAGCAAATTAGGAATCCTTTGGGAAATAGTACTCATCGTGCAAGTGCGTTATATGGTTGATAGTTGTTGTAGTAGTTTTCACCATCACGCCAGCCAAAGATGGTATATTCACCCTGGTTACAGTCGTACTCAACTGCAGTGGCACGGGTTGTGATCTCTTGTTCTTGCAGTAGTTGGCTAAGCTGTGCCTCACCAACTGTTTTAATTGCAGCCATACGTGCAGAACGAGCTACAATGTAGGATTGAATTGCAGGTGGTACATCATCAAATTCATACAACCAAGTAATATCTACCTTGATGTCTTTTTTGAATTTGTATGTGTGGTTAAGTCGGTCGTAGAGTTTTTTTCCACGTCGTACTACATCATAGTCATCACGATGTTCTTGTTCGTTTGTATCGACTTGTAGTGCGTTGGTAGGATACAGAATCTCTTCAGTTGTAGAGTCTGGTTTGAGCGTGTATTGGCGCTCCTGGTTGAACATCCAACCTTCACTTTGGACCTGCTTGTTAACTTCTCGCAGGGTGGTAAGCACGATAGCAACTTCAGGATTCTGAAGGTCAAGCGTGGTGACAGGAGCCTGTCCCACGGAGCTTAGGATTTGATTGACAGCATCCAGTTCGGTGGACGCAGCATAGGTGACAGGCATAGTAGTAATAATTAAAAAAAAGGGCTCCCGAAGGAACCCTTGTATAAGATCAAATAAAGATCAGAAAGCGGCAGGCTTGGTAGCGGTACCGGCAAACAGTTCCACGCAAGCAGCAGGGTTCAGGTAGTCAGCGCCCATGGCGAGACGACCCAAGATCACGTCACCCTGATAAATCACGGAGACGTCACCGCTGGTGACTTGGACTTGAGGTCCGATAGCTTCCACGCAAGCAGCACCTTCACGTTGGAAGATGAGGCCACAGGAGTTTGCGAATTCGGTTTCTTCACCGTACTCGTTGTTGATACCGGTGACATCAGCAGCGGCATCTTCAACAGCAGGAGACACGAACGAACCGGTGTTACCAGGATCGGTAGTACCAGGGTTCGTGGCAGAACCAGTACCGAACTTGGTACCGTACTGGCTGAAGAACGGAATGTTCATGGACTTGAAGATCTTGATACCGGCAATTTCGACGATACCTTGACCTTTCTGACGTGCAGTACCTTGCTCGTCACGGTTGACAAGACCGTTGTCACCGACCTGTTGGATCAGTGCATAGTACTGGCGAGGGTTCAGAACGCCAACACGGCCTTCCTGAGATACACCTTTTTCGTCCATTGCAGCAGCAGCATCGTAAAATGCGTTAACCAGTGCAGTGGCGGAGTAAGCATCAGAAGCGTTGGTGGTAGAACCGACACGCACCTGTGTACCACCGGGCTCAACGAAGTTGGACTTGGTGATAGGAGAAGCAGCACGTGCACCACGAGCAACAGAACGGAAGATCAGACGGTCATACTTCTCTGCGAGAGCGTAACCGATTTTACGTGAGATCTCCGACCTCAGATCGTAGTGTGCGAGAGTCTCGTCGAGGTCGTAAACGAAAGCGCTGGAGATCAGCAGGTCGTCAACGGTGACGGTCTTCTCGGCCACCGGCGGCGCACCGTCGGAGTTACCGAGGATTGCGTTGCCAGGGGTATGGTACTCAGCCGTGGTACGACCGGTGTAGATGAACTGCATAGACTTACCGTTGGTAAGCGTACGCTTGGTTACGAGGTCGCGAGCGATCGCGTTATACTCGAACCCTTTGAACATCTCCCCGGAAAAGAGTTTCAAATAAAGAGCGCGGGCATCGCCCGAAGAGTTAGACTGACCAGCCCGTGTTAGGCTAGTGGTCAGATCAGAAGATTGTTGTGCCATTATACAGGAGTAAGATTAAAATAGACTTGCTCCCAAACGTTTGGAAATTTTTATTGCAAATTTTTTGTGGTCTATCCCACCGTCTAGACGGTTAGAGGTATCGGCGTACCGGCTCCAACCAATGCAAGGGAGGTCCGACTCTGAGGTGCCTCCCAAGCTATTACAGAAGCGCTTTAAGACACTTCTTTTGTTTACGGCATTGCGGTTTCTTAGTTCCGCATTTACCACACCGTTTAAAAACCACCTCACCTGTAAAAGAAGAAGGTGTGTATGGAACTGGTGTGGCTTTTACGAGTGAACTTTGATGCGGCATGTTAATCAAGAACAGCTTTTTTGTAGGCTGTGCCACGGTAGCACAGTGCAACTTCTTTTTGTTCACGGAGCATTTTGTTATACTCTTTGATAATGAAGCGCTTTTCGAGATCAGACATAGTTCGTACAAGATAAAACCTAAGCCCCGTTCCATGCTCAGGTATTCATGCGTCTATGGTTGACTCAAGTACCATCTTAGTGAACTGTGTTTCCAAGAAATCAATATATTCTTGTTCTTGTGGGTGACCACCAGGCCACCTTTCTTTGTACAGTCTTAGTGCATCACGGATAATGCGTGCACCACCATCACATACTCGAATGTCAAACATAGATGAACGTACGAAGTGTTGTTATTTAGTAATTTTAGCGTTTAACTTAGCAAGTTCAGAGCGTAGTTTTCTCTCTGCATCACTGTCTCCAGCAATCGCAGCTTGTTGTATTTTCCTT